CTCACATTGTGCTGTGGGGCTACGCCGATGAGGTGTACCGCGATCGCGATCGCGGCATCGTCGTGGTGCGGGACTGCAAGACGTCCGGCACCCTCGGTCAGGTGACTAGCCTGGACGAGATGCTAGACAGTCAGGTCCAGCTTTATGCCTGGGGCTTAGGGCCCGACTGCGCGGAGTGGGGAGTCCCGACCCCGCGGGCCGTCGCCTTCGATCGTGTGCGTTCCAAGGCCCCGAAGACGCCTAAGCTCACGAAGGCGGGAAAGCTGTCCGCATCGGTCAAGGACTACGACCTGACCACCTATCTGGAGTGGGTGGGCGACGAAGGTATCCCCTACGAGGGGATGAAGAAAGACGGCTCCGCGGCGGGCGTCTACATGGCAGACCCGGCCGAGATCAAGCGCCTTGGCTCTCCGCAGGTCGTCTCTCAGTGGTTCACTCGGCACCTGACGCCAGTGAGCCCGTATCTAGTCCGCTCCCACCTCCAGGCCGCCGCCGACACCTGCGGAGACATCACCCTCACCCGAAAGAGGGCCGAGGCCCGCGGAGAGGCCGCTCGCAGCTTCGGGAAGGCTGCTTGTCAGTTCTGCGAGTTCGCTGACCTGTGCCGCGCTCAGATAGTCGGCGGGCCGGGAGGAGAGTACGCGCCCGAGGAGTACGGCCTGAGATACCGAGACCCAAATCACAGTGGGAGGTAACTTTTGAGCTTGCACTGACCAGTCTCATACACCTACAGTTAAGACACCACCCGTTAGCAGAGAGGAAATCCAATGGGAAGTTTCGCAGGCGTGAAAATCGTCGATGTGAACGACGAAGCGCCGGACTACGGAAGGTGGCTACTGCTAGGGGGACAAGGCTCCGGCAAGTCGTCCCTAGCCTCAACGGTCGCCACAATGGGCAAGACCTTGTTCATCGACCTGCCCGGAGAAAAGGGCACTCAGTCTTTCAAAAACGCCCCGTACGCGGCTAATATCGATGTGGTCCGCCCTGAGAGCGTGACCGAGCTGGACGACGTGTTCTGGCAGCTCGACAAGGGGGGTCACGGCTACAAGGCCGTCGTTCTCGACTCTCTCACCGCCCTCCAGAAAATGACCATGCGCTACCTGACCGGTGCCAGCGAGACCGCGGTCCGGGAGATCAAGCAAGGCACTGCCCCGGCCGACCAGCGCACGTGGGGCCAGGCCCTCGACGTTATGACCGATACGGCAATTTTTTGGTACGGCCTCGCCGACGGCAACCGCAAGGAGCCCATGCACGTCGTCATGACGGCTCAAGTGAAAATGATCGAGGACGAGATCAACGGCGGGGTACGCCGCTCGCCCGACGTTCAGCGCGGAGCCCAGTCGATCATTCGAGCCGCCCCCAACTACATCATCTACACCGACGTCGAGGAGGACCTCGACAATTCCGGCGCTGACGAGGGGCCGGTCATCAAGCACATCGTGCGCTTCGGCACCGATCCGGAGTATGGGACCAAGGCCCGCATCCCCTACAACCTGCGCGGCAAGGTCCCGTCCGTCCTAGGGCGTGATAAGCCCGTCACCCTTGAGAAGCTGTCCCGATTCCTCGGGATTGGCGGAATTCCGGAGCGCAAGCCCGCCGACTCCGCCGCCAAGTCGGCCAAGGCCGATAACTGACCACCCAACTCAACCGATAGGAGAATCCTATGCCCTTCATGTTTGATTTCACTAACTACCGCGACACCGGCTCGGCCCGAGTCGAGCCCGGCACCTACACCGCCCAGGTCACGGACTTCCGAGAGACGGTCTCCAAGGCAGACAATGTCATGTTCGAGGTCTACCTCGAAATCACCTCCGGACCTTTCGCCGGTAAGCAGATCATCGACCGTCTCCCGCAGACGGAGAAGGCTATGTTCCGATCGGCTGCCTTCCTTCAGGCCCTCGGGGTCAAGATCGCCAGGAAGAAGCTCGCCCTCAACCCGAAGAGCTTGATCGGCCGCCTGGTCGACATCCTCGTCGAGGACGGTGAGCCCTACAACGGCCGTGTCAAGAGCGAGGTGCGCGAGTACCTCCGCGCCACCAAGCCCGCTAAGCAGGCCGAGCCCGAGCTCCCCGAGGACGACGCCGAGGAGGAAGCTCCCGTCGAGGAGACCTCCCCCAGCGGCGGGTCGGACGACTTCGACGTGGACTCAATCGACATCGACGACCTGGACCTGTGAGGTCTAACCGTTAACCAGTGACCGCCCGCCCGCAGACCGTGGGCGGGCGGTCCTGTAGAAAGGATAGATATGGCGAGCAAGGAGAGCGGAGTGGTCGATGCTATCCGCAAAAGGATCGCCCAGGTATGGCCGTCCTCGGTCACCTGGAAGATGCACGGCTCGATCTACATGGAGGCGGGCATCCCCGACGTGCTGTGCTGCGTCGAGGGGCGGCTGATCTTCCTCGAGGTCAAACACCGCAAACCGGGAGAGAGCGCGAAGCACGCTTACGGGCGCACCTCGGTCCAGCAGGTTCGGCAGATTAGGCGCATCCGCGGCGCTGGGGGAGCTGCCTGCACTGTTCTCAATGCCGACGAGGCGGAGGCCGCAGTGCGCGAGGCCCTGGCCGGGTCAACGCTGTCCAACTTCTACCCCGCCCCTGCGGTCGACGTCGGAGGAGGTGGCTCCAATGGCGAGAGCCAGGCTGCCTGAGGCCGACTACGAGCTAGCCTTACAGCTGGAGTGGGAGGACATGTCCCCGGCCCAGCTGTACAAGGCTAAGGAGGTCTGGTCGCGCGGGGACGTAGTGCAGCAGGCGAGCAACTCGCGAGTGTGGAGGATACGCTCCTACAGTGGGGCCAAGAAAAAGGACCCGCGGGCCCGGAAGTACGTACACGTCACCCTCGTGTCGGATCGGGGGTACCCAGCCTTCACCTGCACCTGCCTGCACGGACAGTGCCATCGGTACGCATCGTGCTGGCACGCGAAGATCGTGGCACGAATCTACAGAATCATCATCGAGCAGTGCAAGGCCGCTGAGAAAAGGGAGAAGCTCAATGAGTACTGAAGCCGCGACGCATGATAAGAGGCCCGGAGGAGGCGGATTCGACGCTATCAAAGCCGCCGCCCAAATGATGGACACCCGGGACGGTATTCTCACGATCACGGGCATGTGCGCCGATGTTAGGCGGGGCATGGTCGATGAGCAGGGGTGGCCCGAGGACTTCGCCGACAAGTTCTCCCAGGAGCTCGTGGAGATGTCCGTCCGGGCAGCCTTTCAGCAACCCCCCGCCCTCGGCGACATGGCGGTGAATCTATGACTACGGCGAAGTTGCAGGCGCCTCGCAAGGCCGCGCCGCTGGACTACACCCGCCCCATCTGGTACCGCCAGGAAGGGGAGACCGAGGCGGCCTACGCGTCGTTCAAGCGCTACCGCGATATGGAGAAGCGGAAAATTCGGGACTGCCCGAACGGCAACAACTACTCGACCAGGTGGTCCTGGCGCGAGCGGGTCGAGGCCTGGGATAAGCACATGGCCGACAACGAGGCCAACGAGCTTGTCCGCTACCGGATCGCCATGGGCGAGCGGCATCGGGCTCTTGGTCGGAAGGCCCTGGAGAAGGCCGAGCTGTGGCTCGACAGCCTCACCGAGGACCGAATCTCCCGGATGAGTGCCAACGGCATCGTCCAGATGATGGACGTTGCTGCCCGCATTGAGCGGGAGGCCGCCGGGGCCGGGGCCGACGCGGCCAAGGTCCAGGTCGAAATCTCCTCGAATCTGGCGGAGATGACGGCCACCGCCACGACGTCGAGGATCGAGCAGCTGGTTGCTGAGGTGGAGCGCCGCAAACGTGAGCAGGGTCTCATAGATGCCGGGCCCGCCGAGCTGACCGTCCTGGAGGCCGAGGAGGTAGACTAGGCTCAGGACATTGGGGCAGATACCCGCCACTCTCCATAGAGTGGCGGGTATTCTGTGTCTCAGCCGAAACTCCGCCAGCTCACCACAGGAGATGCCATGCCCCGCACGAAAAAACCACTCGAGCCGTGGGAGATGACTCCCGAGCAGATCGAGGAGGAGCTGGCGGCCCTCGTCAAGCGTCAGGAGTGGCTGTCGAAGCAGCCGAGGTGCGATCGTCCGTCGTGCGATGGCAAGCCTCACCTCGGCTGCTTCGACAGCCACTCCTGACGCTTGACGAGGGCCGCCAGC